TATGTTACAATGTTAAATAAGTATTGATATAAGCCATTTATTTAAAATCAAATTGTAACATAGCCATGTTACACGTGTTACAATACGCATAAACATTGACTTTTCAAATGTTACAAATTTTCCGTACGCGCGCATATGAAAATGAAATATTGAAAAATGTCTCCTAGAAAAAAGTTCTATAGGGTGTATAAATAGATATGCCCAAAAAAAGACGTAAGAGAATAGCAGCAGACAGCTCTCCAGAGATACCTTATCCAAGAGTGAGGGTTGAATGGATTGATTGCGTTAGTGATAGTGGTTGGGCTACAGATAAAGAGTTTGATAAAATGAAATTAGCAAGACCAGTTAACGAAGGTTGGTTATATTCTAAAGATAATAAATCAATAAAGTTATTTGCATCTTACGATAAAGATGATGATGGTATTACTTTTGGGGATCGGACGATGATTCCTCGTCAGTGGGTGAAGAAGATAACTCGGCTGTAATTACCTGAGCATCCTTATCAATGATTGGTTGGTAAAATTTAAGAGCTTCTTTTACTCTCGCATCTATGTCTTCTTGTGAAGTATTCTCGTGCTTATGAAGATGTATTTCATTATTGTTTTGTAATCCACCTGCTTTACCTCTACCAACTTCAGCGTTTATGGCAGCAGACCAGGCTTTATTTTTTCTTGATTCATCTCTTAATTTGCCTAACTCTGCAAGGTGCCCCTCGTAAGTTATATCATATTTTTTTAAAAGCTCAGACCTTCTACTACCTATATATTCAACAACTAAAGGATAATGTCTTGGATCCTGTAATCTACTGGCAGTTACGTGAGCAGAGTCTTCAGCATATCCAGCTGCTATTGCACAATCTGTTGCTGTCATTCTACCCTCTTCAGACACTATTAGATTAGCAAATTTAATTTGCATTGCTGTTAGTTTTTTTGGTACTCCCATACTTGAATTATATAAATTATAGGATATATTTCAAGTCAGAATGAATGGAAGATTATTAAGACAAGTATTAGATAAGATGATGAAATCACCTGCAGCTCAAGATGCAAGGGTTCAAGTTTGTTTACCAGATGGTAAATTTTATGATGTTACCTCTTTACAATTGCTAGAAAATAAAATAATTGGTCATAGAGAATCTCATAGATTGGTGTTTACAGTTAAGGCTGAAACCTGGAATATGGGTAAGATTTTGAAGAAAGTTGGAGATACCACTTAGCTTGAAAATTAGCTTGAAATGAATAAAGGAGAGACCAAATTTTGGCATGAAATTAAANCGTTCAATATTAAAAATAATCGCAAATTATCATTTACACGCTTGGAAAATAGTGCTGCACACGGGACTCCTGATCTATTGGGGTATAATAATTCTAGCAAGTTTTTCACTGTAGAATTAAAGCTAAAAAAAGCTAAGAAAATTGTCTTCTCACCACACCAAATATCCTTCCATGTTAGACATCCTAAGAACACTTTCATACTGGTAAAAGAGCTGCCAAAGGCCCTCGGTCAGAGGGCTNTAAAACTTTATGAAGGGACCGAGATCCACGCGCTTGTGGGCGGGACCCACCCTATGCCTGTGGCTTGTGGCCTATCAGCTTGTTGCTTGTTCCTTGAGCGCTTGTAGCTTGTGGTCTGGTGCGTGCTTGTGGGCGGGGCCCTCCCAAAAAAATATATTTTTTTTAATGCTCACCGTAAGCTATATTTTTAACTTTCGGATCCCAACACGCTCGACAGTCACCACAAGCGTTGTCTTGTTTTGGAGCTGGGCAAGTCGCAGCCTTAGTTACAACTGTTGACGTATTAGGCCAGGCGCCAGCTGGCGCCTGGTCGATCATCGGCATTGAGAATCTTACAACCAGATTTTTTGGAGCTTTCGCGACGTGTTCCTGTGTCCACGCTTCACGAGTCGGCAGCCAATGCTTGACGCCTGGTGTAAGCTCACAAACCTGATAAATTTTATTTAGATGATCAAGATCCTGGACATCCCCGGAATCGTGCCATCTAAAATATTTAGATTTTTTTGAATTAATTAAATGAACCATAGCAGCAACCCAGCCAGGATGTTTTATAGATTCCAGCCTTCGGTATTGTGCAGCTTGAACAACCTTGAAGACGTAACAACCCTTCAGGGCGTAACAATTAGAACAAGTCGAGCCTTCAACCTTCTGAAGCTTCGAACCGGTTTTGCATTCCGCAGCCGGCAGGCCATAGGACCAACCCGGCATTTTGGACGGCCTCGAAAGGCCGCCAACNAGCTGCAATGCTTCTTTTGATTTCATAATTTAAATATAGGATATTGTGGGAGATAGTCAAGAAAAAAATTTTTTTATTTTCGAGGAGCGCTTGTGGGCGGGACCCACCCAAAAAAAATAAAAGCTTGTGGCTTGTGGCTTGGAGCTGCAGCCTCAGGGTCAACGCACAGTGCGCTGCCCGTCCCTGCTGCAGCTCGACCAGTCTGGGGTCACGATTTACGGCTATTAACCTACGACCCAGAACTGATCCCAGGTCCATTGTAGCTGTGCACAATTTAATGTCATCAATGGACCAGGGATCAGGGGCGGAAGCTCCGCCCATGATCTTAAATTTTTAACAGATCTTAAAACCTCCGCTAAATCTGCAAAACTCCGCAAACTCTTTTACATTTTCTACACTGAAAGGATAGGATGCACTCCATTTTCTTTTATGGTAAATCCTTTCCCATTCATCGTGATCAGCTTTTGGAAAGTCGTTTGGAGCAAGATTGGTTTTACCCAATTTTTTTTCAACACTCTTACAAAATTTTTCTAATTCCTTTTCAACCTTGTCGTTGTGTTTTTCTGCTTTTAGTCTTTCCTTCTCATAATCATCTTCAAACTTTTTAGTATGACCGCTTTCGATCAGTACCTTCAGTTGATTATGAATTTGTTTTGCCGTTTGATCGTCAACTTCGTGACCTCCGTTTTCACTCCAATATTCGTGATCGCTTTCATCTATGCAACCTGTAAATTTAATTACATAACTTGCAAGTGGACGCCACCACCAAACATTGTTTCTAAAATAATCCCCAACTACTTCTTTTTGATATTTACTTTTTTCTTTAAAGTATTTATCAGTCTCTTCTCTAGTCGGTCGACTATCCCAATCCATCTCAGGCTTGATTGCCTTGTTTGGATTGTAAGGGTTCATTCCATATAAATCGAAACCCATAATTATACCTCCTTTGTTAATAGGATAAGATATATAATATCCTACATTACAATCAAGAAAAAAATAATTTATTTTCAACTAAAAAGTGATTGACACAAGATGTAGTGGGTGGTGCGTGTGGGCGGGACCCACCCTTATTTTTTTGTTAAGTGCATGTGGGCGGGACCCACCCTTATTTTTTTTTTCTGGGGCAGCTCACACCGCCCCAGAAATTTTTATTTATCGTAGGCTACTTTTTGACCCAACAAATCTAAAGCCAAAACGTTTTCCTCGTGCCTAGTACACCAAAGTTGAAAACCTTTTTCCGTTGCTCCAAATTCAAATGATGCATAGTCTCGAGCAGAAATATAATTTCCTTTTTCCTCTAAACATTTTTTACAATGATAAAAAGAAAAAATTTTATTTTCTACTTTTTTCATTTTGTCCCATTCTGAAAAATGTTAAATGTTATTGAAACAATATCAGAGTTTGCAGTTGTGTATCTTTCTCTGTCTCTGTCCCAAAAAGTCATATAACGTTTTCCTGTTTTTTTGTTTATACCTATTTTACTTTTCTCGTCCCAAGTGCCTTTTCTCGAAACACTTTGACCGTGAAAATTTTCTTCGCCATTGATGTGTTGTGGTGTCCAAGTAACGAAGAATTTTGTTCCTTTGTCCAACATATTTATTTTTTCCTTTCTATTGACATATTATCCTATATCACTATATTGTCAAATAGAAAGGAGAACAAAAAAATGGAAAATACACACTCAACATTTTTAGTGTTAAAAATTAAAGAAGATAAAGACAATGGCAAAACTGAAATTACAGTTGCCAAAGGCTTTGATACTTTAACTGATGCTAAAAATTACAAAGATGCAAAGGACTGTATTGAGAGATTAACTCCATCTGAATATTGGATTAACTCTTATAAAATTCAACAAATTTTTTACAAGTCCTTTGTTCAAGACGAAAAAAAATCTTGGAAAGATTTAGTTTCGGCTTAATGTTGTAAAAAACCCACAGCTGTTGCATTTATGCAGCAGCTGCAGGGAAGAGCATGTGGGCGGGACCCACCCATAAAAAAAATAAAAATATTTCTTGCAATAAAAAATTCTTTCATATAAAATCCTATACATTAACAAAGGAGCAAAAATGAAAGATATAATAAATAAGATCAAAAAGCTTTTAGCGATGTCCGAGGAAAACGGCGCATCAGAGAATGAGTCGATGATGGCATCAGAAAAAGCTTTGGAACTTTTAAAACAACACAATTTATCTTTAAGTGATATTAAAGATGAAGATCAAGAACCGATCGAAAAAGAAACTCAAGTTGTTGATCAAAATGTTTGGCAACGATGGATCAGACATCAAACGGCTCAATTGTATTTTTGTCAGTTTTATACAACTAC